AGAGCTGATGGACCTTTATAAATCAGAAGTTGCTACAGGTTTGTCAGGCATTAATGATGATCTTATGTCACGATACAGAGCTAAAATACCATTTAAGACTGTAGGTGGCAGACTAATCAAAGGTGAGCCGCCTAAGATCATTAAAGGCCGCTTAATGGAGTTCGGCTTTAAGTCATTAAACACACTTATTCAAGGCTCTGGCGCTGACATGGCTAAGAAAGCAATGATTGATTATGCAAATGCCGCTACTCATTCACGATTATTATTATCATTGCATGATGAGATTGTGATCTCATGTAAAAAAGGTTATGAGCAGCAGGAACTAAAAAAATTAGAATCAAGTATGGTAAATGCATTTAAGATGGATGTTCCGTTCATAGCAGAAGCTGTTGTCGGTAATAATTTCGCAGAAGTTAAATAGGAGATGATCATGGCAACTAAACAGAAGCCTGAAGTACAAGTAATAGAAGAAATAAAAGAAGTAGAAGTAGAAGTAGAAGAACTTACTATTCCTGACTTTATGCTAATTGGCAAAGATGCAGAGCTTACCGACATGATTTATGGTAAGCCTCTTAAGACACAAGTCTTTAAATCTGATGTATTGCCTGAAGCAACAGGTGAAATAGGCGGCGTAACTGACAATTTGCAATTGTTTATCAACACGTACCAACCTGGCGAATTAATTAGTCGACGTACATTTAGAGAATTATTACTGCAGTGCTTAAATGATTGGAAAGATAATGGCTGAGCAATCAGATTTTCAAAAACAGTTCTTTGCAAAAGGAACAGGCGGCACTTTATTCACGCAAAAAGAATTTGACACCGCATTGATTGATGCTAAAGCTGAGATCATGGCTATGGCAATTGAAGCTAGCAAAATGGCAGTTGTTGTAGAACGTGAAGCATGCGCTAAGATTGCTTATGATTTAGAGAATGAAACATACGGTAAAGCAGATGATTTTAAGTCTGTCATAGCAGAAGCCATTCTTAACCGTATACCAAGTCAAAGACAATGAAATCAGACAAACGAAACATAAGTCAGCGATCATTAGAAGAATTAGTAATTGCATTAATACAGTGCACTGATGAAGAAGGTCTCCTTTTAAACATAAATCCAGCTAATGCATTTCAAGACTGGCTGTTAAACATGTACCCTGAAACTATGCGTGCACATTGGTTGTGGAAACATGCATGTGTGAAGGAGTTTACTAAGTGACCATTCACTCATACTCCGCAGTAAAGATGCATGAGCAATGTGCTAGGAAATACAAGTTCGTTCGTATTGACAAGCTTCAAGACAATTCAGGGGAAGCTGCCAATAGAGGCAAAATGATTCATGCGGAAATTGAGACCATTCTTAAAGGTGGTCTACCAATGCTCTCTGATGATATTGCATATCTTGATGACAAGCTGTCTCGATGGCTTAAACTTAAAGCTGCATCAGAGATGACTATTGCAATTGACAAAGACTGGAATGCTGTTCTCTACAATGACCCTACTGCAATGTTTCGAGGCATCATCGACTTATACGTGGAAAATGGCCCTGAAGCTACAGTCATCGACTTTAAAACTGGAAAGCATCGTGATTATTCAGACCAAGTAACGGTCTATGCTGCATTAATCTTAGCATGTAAACCTGAAATAGAGTACGTTAAAACAGTAATTGAATTCATTGACCTTGCAAAGACCGATGAATACAAACTTATTACTAGAGCAGACTTGCCCTTATTACAGCTTAAGCTTAAAGGTAGACTAGAGAACGTGGAAAAAGATAAGATCTTTGCGCCTAATCCATCATTCTTGTGTAATTACTGCGCATTTAGCAAAAGTAAAGGCGGTCCGTGCAAGTGGTAAAAAAAGTCCTTGAGCGTGAGTTAGAGAGATTCTTCTCTGCGGAGTGTAAGCGCTTAAAACTTGTTTCAGTTAAGCTGCATTTAAAGTTTAGCACTGGTTGGCCTGATCGGTTAGTCATTTTAAAGCACAATTCATTACTCTGGGTTGAGCTAAAGACACTAACTGGTAAACTATCGCCAAGGCAAGAACAAATACATATGATACTTAAAATGCACGACCATGTAGTTTTAGTCCTGCGAACAAAAGAGGAGATTACCAATGCTTTGGAGTCCGCATGAATATCAAAACAAGGCTGTGCAGTTCTTATTGGAAAATGGTTCAGGGCAACTATGGCTTGACCCAGGGCTAGGGAAAACCAGTATTGTACTGAGCACCATTCAATATCTCAAAAATGCAGGTGCTATCAATAAAGTTTTAGTGGTTGCCCCTTTGCGCCCTTGCTATGCAGTTTGGCCAGTTGAAATAGAAAAATGGGATAACTTTAAAGATTTGTCAGTAAGCATCTTGCATGGCCCACTGAAGAACAAGACAATACATGATAAATCAACCATTCATGTGGTTAACTTTGATGGTCTGGCGTGGTTGTCAGCCACCTTTAAGAAGCTCGGTGTTAAGTTACCTTATGATATGTTGGTGGTTGATGAAATAAGTTATTTAAAAAATACACGTACACAAAGATTCAAATCATTAAGCCCCATGCTTGATCAGTTTACACGACGTATCGGATTAACAGGCTCCCCTGCCTCAAATGGTCTTATGGATATATTTGGCCCTCAATTAGTGATTGACCGAGGAGCTACGTTTGGTAAATATGTTACGCACTTTAGAGCTAATTATTTCTACCCTACCGGCTATGGTGGTTATACATGGGCATTGCAAAAAGATGCAGAAGATAGAATCTATCAAGCATTGGCAGATAAGGTATTGAGAATGGCTGCTGAAGATTATTTAGAACTGCCTGAGCTCATCACCAATAAAGTATATGTCACACTGCCTCCTGCCGCACTAAAAACGTATAAAGAGCTTGAAGATAAACTTTTAACAGAAATTAGTTTGGGTCAAGTTACTGCATCAACAGCTGCGGTTGCTATCGGCAAATGCCAACAGATTGCCAATGGGTCAGTGTATGTAGATGGCTTAGAACGTGACATTCAACACATACATGATGAGAAACTAAATGCAGTATCAGACATTGTAGAAGAACTTAGAGGTAAGCCTTGCATTATTGGGTATCACTTTAAGCATGATCTATTAAAGCTACAACAACTCTTTCCTTCCGCCCCTGTAATCGGCTCAGGTGTAACAGGTGATGAGCTTACTAAGATTATTAATGTGTGGAATGACGGTAAAACACCAGTTCTTTTAGCTCACCCACAAAGTGCAGGTCATGGCTTAAACTTACAAGGTGCCGGACATGCTGTCATCTGGTTTAGTAACACTTGGTCATTAGAAATCTATGAGCAGTTTATTAGACGCTTATGGCGCCAAGGGCAAAGAAATAACATTATAGTGCACCAGATCATTGGTAAAGACACGATTGATGAAGCCATCGTAGATGCAATTAACAACAAAGACAAAACACAGCGTAAACTGATGGATGCTATCAAAGACTATGCTAATAAAAAAGAAGTGTTTACTATTTAGTAAACACATGGTACAATAAATGATGACTAACAAAGGAGCAAGAATGATAGATGATATGTACGTATATATAGCAGCACCATTTTTTAATGAGCCGCAACTTAGACGAGTCGAAAATGTCAAAGACTTATTAACAGAAGAAAAACTTAAATACTTTAGCCCTAAAGATGAAAGTCTGTTTGTGCCAGGTGTGACAACACCTGAAGAAGTATTTGCAACTAATATGCGAGCATTAGATTGCACAACATTATTAGTATGCATTACAGATGATAAAGACACAGGTACTATTTTTGAAGCCGGTTGGTGTAATGCTAAAAATATTCCTATTATTTATCTCTGGACAACAGCTCAGAAAGGTCAAAAGTTTAACATTATGCTAGCAGCTTCAGGCTCTGTGTGTAAATCATACGGTCAACTTCGCAAAGCGCTACTTGATTTTAAAAAGGAAGGCATCTTAAATCGTAAAGATTGGTCAGAAGATGGGACAGACTATGAATGATCTTGATTTTGACTTCTTCATTAGTAGTTACTCATTAGAACATACCAAGCGCTACTCTATGAAACCCGTGGTGCACCCTGAGAGTGTCGCCACACATAGTTATTTCGTGGCCTTAGGGGTTTTAATGATGTCGAAGGACTATGAATTTGACGTGGATCTGGCATTAAAGATTGCCATTTGCCATGACCTAGCAGAGATGGAAGTTAGTGATGTTAACCATCTCGTTAAGAAAAACTTCCCTATTGTTGCCTTAGCCTTACAAGAAGCAGAAGATCAGATTGTTGAGGGTTTTCCAAGTCAAGTAAAAGATTTCTGTAAGATGTATCATGATGACACCCCTGAAGCATTAGTTGTACACTATTCGGATGCACTTCAATGTTTGCAATATGCAGACAATGAGATCAAGATGGGAAACAAAGGTTACATGGTAGATGTATACACCAATAGCGCAAAGCGCATGGCTGTGCTTGCGCACAAACTTGAGGCTTATAAAGTATGACAACGACTGATGATGTTTTGAAACAGCGTGGCGCGATTTACGGTGATTTTTTTGAAGGTATAACATGTGAGGCACAACTCCTTTCGATTTTAGAAAATAGGTATCGGCAGCAATACAACGAACGCATGCCGCGTCATTACTATTTATACTTCTCAAAAATTGCCATGAAATTATCTAGACTATCTATATCACCTGACCATATAGATAGCTGGACCGATATTGCGGGCTATGCCCGTCTCGTAGAAATACAACTAACTAAAGAAAGCACCTCAAATGTCAAAAGTACTGAAGTCACAAATGCCCCAGTTGCAACCAATGCATACAACCCTAAAATTTGGGAAAAAGCCTGGTCCGATCCAATTCATGAATCAGATGGAAGCGATCGACGTACAGATAGTACATGCCCCGACTGTGGCTGAGTTTAGAAAGACCATCTCAGTCTTCTTACTGAATACATGGAATGACAAGATTCAATGGGATTTTCCACAAGATCAGATTGATCAAACCATTGATGAGCTATTTAAGTATGAATTACTGCCTACTGCGATGGAAACAATCAACATCACATGGTCTGTTAACGGCATGGACATGATTGACACAACGCACTTAATTCGTCATCGATTATTTAGTTTTGCTGCTCAAGTCCATGGGGACAGAGACATGAGAGATGATAGAGTAATGGTTAAACCGGGGATCATGGCAAATGCAGACTATTTTGAACGCTATAAACAAATCACTACCATGGCTAGGGATTTGTATGTTGATATGCTTGACAGCGGTGCTGTTCACGGCCTTGATGCTCGTACAATTATGCCTCGCAATTTTGAGCATTTTTATATGGTTCGTTGTACAATTAAAGACCTTATTGGATACTGCATTATGCGCGGTGATGAGCAAATCCAAACCACGGTAGACAACATTATTGCCATGAAGTTATGGCTAGCAGTGTTAAAGGTGTATCCATTCCTTAAAGACTTGGTTGACTTCCGTAAACCTGATACTTTCTATCAACGGCAATGCATCAAAGGTAAGACAAACATCTTCCCGCCTAATGCAAAGAATGATAATTTTGATTGGTGTGAAGAGCAGTTCTACCACACTCAAGGTCGTGATGAGTATGCAGGCAGTGAATCCTATTTAGCTATTCGTGAGGATTTGCTAAAACAGATCGATGCTATTGATAAGAGGCACATACATGACTAAGCACTGGAATGAGACTAAACATGATCTTAGTTTAATGACCAAAGCTCAACGATTCAATTACTTTAAGTATTTTAGAACGCATCGCCCGCGATGGTCTGACACTCTAATGGATGCTTTGTACTTAGTCGCAGTTGATTTACAATCTCAATCTTATGCAGCCAAGTTGTTTGGCATGCATAAGCAAGAGGTCAATAGAGCGGTTAAAAAGTACCAGGTTTATTTAGGCGGATAAAGCTTGTCATGAGCATATTGCCCTAGCTCATATGCAGCAAGAGGCGCTTGTAATGCTAAGCCGGCACCTCTTGTGTATGGAGTAGGAATAGCGCCTACTACGCCACCTATGCCTGATGCCATTTGTAAGGCGCCATGAATCTTATTATTATGTGTCATGTTATCATAGCCTTGAGTCATTTGCAACCCACCTAATCCAACCCCTGCTGTTGGAAGAATGTACTTAGCACCTGGGATCTTATTAACTAAAGCAGCACCTTTGCCTAATGTGTCAACAGCTTCTTGACCGTACGGGACTTTGGCTATAAGCTTGTCAAACACATTTGGTGTTGGAGTTAAGCTTGTAATTTGATTTTTTAATGCTGCCTGTGCTGCCAAAGAATCTGCCACTTTAGCTTGAGCAGTAGACAAACCTTTCGGCTCGACAAGACCTAGTTTATGTAAATCAGATGCTGATTGAAATGCAATCTTTTTCTGAGCTTCAAGTGCTTCTTTAGCTGCTATATAATTCTTAGTAGCAAGAGTTTTAGCAGTTTCTTGCTCAGCAGTAAGAATAGGAGGTGCGTTACCGTATTTTTCAGGCACAATAATTCCTGAATTAGTTAACCCTTCGCCTGGCATCAACCCTTTTGCTGTTCGCGACAACTGACCTGCTTCAGATACAGTGGTCTCCGCAGTGCCCACTGGTGTACCTGCGGCTGCTGATGTAGGAATCCATTTGGCGCCTGCACCTTCAGGTGGCAGTGCATCAAGAGCGGTTGCATGTGCTAAAGCTTGCTCATGCATTAACTCTGCATTCTTTAATGCATCAAGTTTTGTAGTATGTACATCTTGTGCTTGTGCATAATTTGCTAATTTCTGTGTTTCAATATTATTGACTGCTTGTGCACGTATTTCATGTCTTGCAAGCTCATCTGCTAAAGCATTTTGAGCATCAACAAACTTAGGAGTCAGGTTGTAAGGTTTAGCATTTAGTTTAGCAAGTGCTAGACCGGC